GAATCTCTTTTTTTGATTGACCGTGATATCTTACGGCATGATATCGTTCAATCATCTTTTCGTTTATATTTGTATCAAAGGTCCAAAGTTCACCAAGTATTCTACCAAATTTACCTTTTGCATCTTTGTGTGTTTTTATTGTTAGTTCACCGGCGCCAGTCCATTTTTGTAAAAATTCTTTAGCTGCTAATCCATATTTTTTTTCTTCTAGATCGCGTGTCCTCGATTCAGGTGTATCGATTCCATACATTCTAATTCTTTGTTTTCTTAACCAGACCCCAAAACCTAAGTCAATATCAATATCAACTGTATCACCGTCTATTACTCTTACTAATTTGCATTTATATTCAAACATTAGCTCACACTATCTAAAATATTAGTTGTAAATCCGAATGTACTATCATCAGAACCAAATACGTTTGTTGGATTTGGAGTAACTACTATTGTTTCAAGACCAATATCAGAATCATTAAGACCTGCCTTGATATCAAAAAATTTAGTTCTTGTATCTCTAATGATAGCATTATCAGCTATTGGACCATGATAACTTAACTTCATCTCAAAGTCCATACTGTATATTATTGTTCTTCGTTGTTCCATTGCACCTTCAAAATCATCAGAAAAAGATACACCATTTATTATTACCTGTATGTCTTCTTTAAAAGTTGGAAACTCTGTTTGAAAAGGCTTTATAGTTAAAGCATACTGTGGATTAAAAGTTGGCAATATTTGTTCAACAATTTGTAAAGCATCATCTTGCGACTTTGCATATGCGTTTAATTGAAAATTGATATTATATGGAACAGGATTAAAAAACTTTTGTCTTTTAGTAATAGAACCATCAGATGCCGTCGTTGTAAAGTTTCCAATCTTAGCTAACTGTCTTGTAGCATCATATGTTATTGCTGTTATCTCAAACGACATTCTTGGTAACTTTATCGCAACCTTTGTATCATTTTGTAAATCAGGATTTTCTCTAATTCTTTCTAAAAATTTGTTTTTTGGTGCATAAGAAAGTGGAACTTTAACTTGGCTTATTACTGCACCACTTGAATTTTTACGAATCACGTATAAGTTATTAAACAGTCTACCAAATAATGCAACTGCTTTTTTTGTTTTTTCGTGATAAAAGTGTCCACCAAACATTAGTTGTTACTCACATCTCCAAATGGATTAGTTTCTGAAAAATCTATAAAGTCTGTACCAGTAGAAAAATCTGTATTTTGTTCGTTCTCAGATAGCTGATTATCTTCTACTACCAGTGTAATAACTCCACCTGCATTTGATTTAAGTCCTAGTATTTTCTTTCCTACTGCAAACGTATGATACTTTCCGTCATCTGCACCTGCATGTATAAGATGAAGCTTATCATCTGAATCTGAATATTTAGCAACTTCAGCTCTCATTGTTGTATCACCACTTTGACTTGTAATAGTTTCACCAACTGTAAACGTACTTATTTGTGGATCTGTAAATCTTATACTTGGATTGGTATAACCTGTTCCAGGGTTTGTTATTGTAAGTCCATTAACTTTACCATTGTTGCTATCAACTGTTGCAACCATTGCTGCACCAACACCAGATGAATCTACTATTGTAACAGTAGGAACAAAGAAGTAATTGCTTCCGCTATCAGTTATTGAAACGCTTTGAATTTGACCGCTATTTAGAGTCGCAGAGGCCTGTGCGCTATCTCTTTCATTACTTAAAGTAAGTATGTATTTGTAAGCGTATCTTGACTCAATATCATCAATTGTCTCTACTCCAGTATCTAAATCTTCTCCAGTATATTCAAACAACTGACATCTTAATTTAAATACGGGTAAGTTTTGTAGTTGATAAAAAGGTTGTTCGTGCTCTACGTGTGTTATTTGAAACATGGACTGTGACATTGGTAAATATATCAAGTCACCTTCTTTTGGTCTATCTACAGTAATTTCGTTATCATATCTTGCGACAGTATCACGCCATCTTCTTCTTGATACTATAAAAGTTGCTTCGTCTCTTATTTCCACACCGAATCTTGTAAACAGGTCTCCTTCTCCATCGAAACCTTCAATGTTTTCGATGTACATTTCAAGTATATAAGATGAATTAAAACTTGATACAGGATCATCACCAAGTATACTATCTTCGTTAACTAAATCTCTTGGTAGATAATAAACATCTTGACCATAAGTCTTTAGTGATTCTATTACTATGTCTTCATAAAGCAGCTGTTCAGAACGTGCTTTTTGGTTAAAGTATAAATTTGTTGCCATGTCATCCTACAAAAAAGTCTGGTGGAAGTTCTTGCTCTATTCTTAAATTTTCTCTTAGTCTTTCAATCTCTCCTGTTGCGTCATCATATATCTGTCTTCCATTTAAAACGACTCCTCCTGGTAATTGCATTCCTTCAAACTTAATTAAGTTAGTACCCCATTGTTGTTTTATTAAAGCTGTCGTATATTCTTTAACAAACATATCATTAAATACAGAAGTGTGTGTGCTAGGGTCTATAACAGAATAAACTTCAGCAACAATAAAGTCACCTTCCTTAATATCACCATCAGCAAAATCGCCAAATATATACAAACGATTCTGCCTTCTTGCAAACTGAACTTGTGGGTGACCATTTAATTTCATGTCTAAGAGAGAAAGATATTGCTGCATTTGTTCATAATACGCAAGGTCTCCTGCAAAGTTCATTAAGTCTGCTATGTCGTTAAGCATCATTTGATACTTTATATCAAAAAAGTTTCTTGAGTTATTAAATGAACTCGTTAAAGGAAACATCTTTGAAACAAATAATATATTACTCGAAAGTGATATATATTCGTTTGAAACATCAGTTGCAGTTATCTGATGTTTTAAATAAGTTCTAACTGTGGCATCTGAATGAAACTCTTGATAATACTGTAGCGCTTCGTCAACACGATCTTCGACTTGATCTTCGTCTACATTAACCTCTATTACCGGCTCACCAAGCTTACGCTTTGCATAATCAATAAGAGCTGCACGTGAATTTGGAACTGCCATTTTAAATCCTTTTTATTCTATTTATAAGGACTCGTTCCTAAAACACTCTCGTCCCATGCTGCTTTTAACTTATCGATAGTATCTGCACTTGTAATTGCACTTGCTGCAGGAGCGTCTCTAAGTTTTTTCTTCTTAGCTACGCTTGCTGCTTTTGCAGTTGCGTCATCAGCCTCTAGAGCTTTCATATACACAACATCTTCGGCTTCAAGTAATGGAGCTCTTACCTCTCTTATCTTATCCTTAAATATTACTTTTGCTGCAGTTAAGTCTTCAGATATTGCATCTGCAGCTTCATTAAAAACCCATGCGTTTCTAAAATGTCTATCAGAAGGCATGGTTGACGGTTTTGCAGCAATTTTACCGTCTTTATCTTGAATCATTGTAGTCATCTTTCTCTCCTTATGCTACTTCTTGATTAATCTTCCAAGCGTTACGCCATGTTCTATGACTTGGTAGATTTTGTTTTTTACAAATTACTAATCTTTTACGATTAGCTTTCTCATAGTTTCTCCATATTCTTTGTGGTATGTCTTTCATAATTAAGTATTCAATGGCTTGTTCCTCAGTCATCTTATCAACTGGTTTCGTATTATGTAAGAGATAACCTCGAGTATGTTTCTTAAAATCTGGTTTGGCTTCATCTTCAGCCAAAGCCCAATAAACTTCTACTGGTGGAAGTATCCCGCCTTGTAAAGCACAAGCAAGCCAGTTTGGATCTGGCACTGTAACTTTTGCAGGTGCATCCGGTTCTTCCGGATCTTCCCATACTACTCTATAATCAGTTTGTACACCGTCTAAATTATCTTTAGCCCAGTGTAATCTATTCCATAAATGTGTTCCCTGAAATTCAGGTGTTTCAATTGTCATGCTAAATCTCCATGTACATCTGTAAAAATATTAGTATTGTCGTGAAAAGCACTAGCAGTATAATAGTTGTAGCCACCAGCAATCCTATATTGACTTGTTGTTGGAGCGGTATTAACATATAGCGTTGCTTTTCTATTCATAATTGATGCAGCGCCTGTTACATTATCACACGCTGTTATATGTATCTTATAATTTGCATTACTCATAGGATTGCTAAATGG